GATTGCCGTGCTTGTTGGACTAAGAAGATAAACAACATAAGTTACAAGAAGCATTGATTTGACATAGCTAATGCTATGTGGTACTATTAACTATAACTAAACGAAAGGACTAACTAATGGCAAGTAAAACTTTACTTAACAAAGACAACAGAGCGTTGTTGCTAAACTTTGCAAAAGCACAAATTGCAAAGACCGACAGCCAAGAAAAGCAAGAGTACCTAGAAACACGACAAGAGTACTTTGATAGCTTCGAGCCTTGCAAACAAGTCATCAAAGATATGATAGCTAAGCTATACTCTAAAGATGATCTCAAAGTATTGGCTAAACACAGCTTACAAGAGCAAGAGTCATGCTTCTGGCTAAAAGAAGATGCAGAGGCTGAGAGAGAAGTCTATGTCAGTATGCCTCCAAAAGGCTGTAGCGAAGGGCATACATACTATAGTAGCAATAGAAGGTCAAGCAAAGTGGCTAAGCCTGATACTGGCTATGAGAGAATGGCATTATTCCATGACGAAATGGTTGCAGAGGGTATCAACATTACTGACTACTTGGCTTATGAGAATAGCTATGGCAAAAATGCACAAGGCAAACGCATGAGTTACGCAGAGAATGACTCTATAAGAAATAAGATGAAAGACTTTGCAGACAAAGAGTGGCACAATCATGTTTCTTTTGAGGGTATGTCTTTCGCAGTACCTTACAGTAAGAATAGCTGTCATCAAAGAGCAAGACTTATATCTACTATTAAGATAGAGCCGTTTCTACGAAACGCTAGATTGTTTGAAGGGTTGCAGATAGCTTTCACTACCTTACAAAAGTCAAGAGAAAAACTATTCGAGGCATACAAAGGTCTAATCATGGCTTCAAAATACTTTGAAACTATCTTAGAAACTTGGGCAGAGGCTAGTGCTATGTCGTCTCATGTTGGAAGAAAAGGTGAAACTGCTTTGAGTATTGTCTCAGAAGATGCTATTAATCTCATCAAGCAAGATCAACTAAAACGCAAGATGCAAGACGAGACTCTTGTTGTCGTAACAAAAGGCAATAGGCATGTGGGTTCGTAGACACGCAGAAGATACTGAAAGATGGGGAGATGATGTTGAATATAAAGGTAGTGATATAAGTTTTACCTTTTCTGAAATAAAGTATGCTTCCCATGCTTCAGGAGACTTTGCCCAACTTTGGACTCTTTGTGTGCATAAGCAACAAGAAGATGGCGAGTATCGCTATAACGGCATACAAATAGCAGTTACGGATTGGTTTAAATTAGTTAATCGAGAAATAGCTAGTGCTAGGAATGGAGAGCCTGAGCAAGTGTATGTTGCTTTAAAAAAGTCTAAGCACTTTTGGGTAGTCAGAGAAGAATGTATTCCTCCCTTTCCTAATCCTAACTTAGATCATACTGAAGGTAGGTATAATCATTATAGCAAACAAGCACAAAAAACTGCTATAATATAAAAAGTTTCGAGGTCTGACATTGCCTCGATTTCAACCCAAGAGTCTATTCCTTTCGGCTCTTGGGTTACAGGTTAAGTTAAGTATCTATGTACAAGCGAAGAGAGGTAAAAATCTTAGCTATAGATACTTTATTTAACTACTCTAGGTCTTGCAGGTGTAAGCCATTGTGTGCATTGGGTTCGTTACCTAGTGAAATACTAGAGAGTTAAAGGAAACGCAACGCAAAGCACATTGAGGGAGGTTGCCAGAGTAATTACAGATATCGCCCCACCTCACTACAGCGCCCAAGAGATTAATTACCTCTTGGGCGTTTTTTTATGCCTATTTGACAAAGTATAGATATGTGCTATACTCCTAAAACAATGAATTATAATCAACAGCTAACAATAGTAAAAACACTAATACCACAGGGAGATCTGGACATGAGATTTGATTGTCCATTCTGCCATCATTCCAACACATTTGTAGTAAAGCGAGAGCAATCAGAATTAAAATGGTATTGCTTTAGTGCGTCATGCTCTGCTCGTGGAAAACACGAAGTGGAGATGTCAATGCAACAGGTGGCAGATACCGTAGTTAGAGAAAACAAAGCAAAGCAAGAAAAAGAAAAGCAATTTGCTGTGCCTAGTAGTTTTATATCTATTTTATCTGAGCCTAAGTGCTACGATTATCTTAGAAAAAATAATTGTATGCAAGCAAAAGAAAAAGCAAAGGCAAGTTTTATGTATGATGTAAAGCAACACAGAATAGTCTTTCTTATAAAAGAAAAAGAAAAGATAATGGGTGCAGTAGGTCGTGCTTTAAACTCAAAGGTATATCCAAAATGGTATATGTACTCAGGCAAGACTTATCCGTTTACTTGTGGCAATAGTGATACAGCAGTACTAGTAGAGGATTGTGCAAGTGCTTGTGCAGTATCTTCTGTTTACACAGGAGTTGCATTGATGGGTACAAGTTTACCTGAGACTTACATACCTATACTCAAAAAAAAGTACAAGAAAATAATCATTGCTCTTGACAGAGACGCTACAACAAAATCATTTGACATAAGTGAAAAACTAAACTATTATGTAGAAACAAAAGTCAAGATACTAGAAGACGATCTAAAGTACTATAACGAAAAACAAATAAAGGAGATACTAAATGCATAGACTATACTTAAAACTAACAGAAGAAGAATCCACAGCATTAGCCTGGGCGATTAAATATTTAAAACTTGAAAACACTTCACTGCCTGAAGAAATACAAATGAAAGCAAATGTAATTCAGTCATTGGAAAACAAGTTTAATGATAATGCTATAGATACAGGGTGGTACTAATGAATATATTTTTTCTAGATAAAAGCCCGGAACTTGCTGCAAAGTATTTGTGTGATAAGCATGTTCCTAAAATGCTATTAGAATCTTCGCAGATGCTATCAACTGCCATCCAAAGACATTTGGGTGGCACAATAGGTGAGTTGTATAAACCTGCCTATCCTAAACACCCTATGACTATTTGGGTAGGAGATAATAAAAACAATTTTAAATGGGCATTAGAAAATGCCTCTTTTATAAACAAACAGTATGAAGTTCGTTTCAATAAAAAGCACAAGTCAAACAGAGTTATAGAATTTATAAAGTATTGGGATTTTAGTGACAGCATCCCACAAGGTGATATGACAAATCCTCCTCAATGTATGCCTGATAACTACAAAGGTAAAAGCCATGTAATTGCATACAGAAAATATTACAAAGGTGATAAATCTTATTTTGCTAAATGGGAAAAAGGTGTGGCTATGCCTACATGGTGGTTGAAATGAAAGTATTTATGACAGAAGAGTCAGTTGACATTATGACTAATTTTATATATGCTTATTTAAAATCAAAAGCAAAGACAAGAAAAAACATAAAAGAAGCGATTGAGCATTACCAAAATAGGGTAATAGAACATATGAGAAAAGAGAGAGGTATAGTAGATGAATCTTAAATTTAAATCATGGATCATGGATGAGCAAATAAAAGACCAAGAACGTATGCTTATAGAATCCGAAGGCAAGAAAAGCAAAACAAGAATATGTATGATGTGCAGTGATGTTTTTGTAAGTGAGGGCAATCACAATAGGATATGTACTCCTTGTAAGCACACAGATGATTGGACATATGGAAATGATTATGGTATAATAGACTAATGATAGAAAAAGAACTTATAAAATTACTACTCAGCAAAGAGTTTTATACAAAAAACAAAGGCAAGTTATCCAAAGAATTATTTACAAATGGTACAGGAGATTTGTACGCCACAATCGCCAAAGCCCATCAGGACTCAGACAATGATTTAACATTGAATGAGATATCTACATTGTACACGGATGTTGATAATCCTGCTCTAACGAGAGTTGCAAAACAAAATTTTCAATCTCTGATTGAGGATATAGAATCTTCGTCTTTACCGAATGCAAAGATAGCACATAACATACTAGAGTCTCTGTACAAAAGAAGACAAGCAAATAAAATTGCTGTATTGGCTACAGAAATATATAATGGTAAAGACGCAGATTTTAGTGAGATACAGAAATGTTTGGAGTCATCTATAGACGATGAAGGTGACACTTACGATTATATTACTTCCGATGTGGGCGAGTTAGTGGAACAATTAAAAGATAACACTAAGTTCAAGTTCAATCTTAAACCATTACAGGAGCGAGTACATGGTGTAGGTGAGGGCAACTTAGTTATATTATTTGCTCGCCCTGAAAGTGGTAAGACTGCATTTTGGGTAAACCTAATTGCAGGAGTAGACGGTTTTGCATCGCAAGGTGCGAAAGTTTGTGCGCTGATAAATGAAGAACCTGCTATCAGAACACAGATGAGACTAATCAATGCGCATACAGGTATGACATTCGAAGAAATAAAAAACGATACTGCCCTAGCCAATAGGAAATGGGCTGAGATCAAAGAGAATGTTCGTATACTAGATACTGTTGATTGGGATCTAGCCAAAGTAGATGAGTTAGTAGCGAAAGAAAAACCTGATATAATTGTTATAGACCAACTTGACAAAGTTGGAGTAGCAGGAAATTTTGCTCGTACTGACGAAAAACTTAGGGCTATATACACAGGTGCTAGGGAGATTGCGAAAAGAAACAATTGCTGTGTGATTGCGATCTCTCAGGCATCTGCAGAGGCTCAAGGTAAACTTGATATAACATTCGACATGATGGAGAATAGTAAAACAGGAAAGGCGGCAGAGGCAGATGTAATCATAGGCGTAGGATATAGAGACAAGGTAGATATGGATAAGAATCTAAGAGGCTTAAACATAACTAAGAATAAAATCACAGGGTGGCATGGTATGATACCTTGTAACATAATCCCAGAATTGTCGAGGTACGCAGAATGATTACTACATTCGATGTAGAGACTAGCTTTCAAGTAACTGAAGAGGGTAAACTAGACCCTTCAGCAAAAAACCCACACAACTTTTTAATTTGTATGGGTTTGAACGAGGATTACATATTTTTTAAACACAATGAGTTTAGAGGTACTCCTGATAGAAATAGAGTTCAGGCTATACTAGACAAAACAACGCTATTAGTTGGTCATAATATAAAGTTTGACATAATTTGGCTATGGGAATCTGGATTTACATACTCAGGCAGGGTCTACGACACTATGGTAGGTGAGTATCTGTTAAATAGAGGGGTAAAAAGAAGTCTAAAGCTAAAAGATTGTTGTGTAAGAAGAAATGTAACACAGAAGTCAGATCTAATGGAAGGATTTATCAAAAACAAAACTTCTTTTGAGAATGTACCTATAAAAATGCTTGAAGAGTATGGCAGGTTTGATATTAAGTCTACAAGATCACTGTTTGATGCCCAGATGGAGCAGTTTAAGATTGGTAAGAATAAAAATCTAATCAATAGTGTTAAGATGATGTGTGAGTTTTTAGTTGTTTTATCTAAAATGGAAAACAATGGTATATTTATTGATGACAATGCCTTGCAACAAGTAGAAAATGATTTTCAGAAAGAGTATGACAGTCTTAGAATACAGATAGACGAGGCTATATATGAAAAAATGGGAGACACTTCTATAAATCCTTCTAGTCCTGAGCAACTATCTTGGTTATTATATGGAGTCAAAGTAACTGACAAAAAGAAATGGGCAGTTCAATTTAATCTAGGGGTAGACCCTTACACAAAAAAACCCAAGCGCAGAACTAAATATTCTAAGACAGAACTTAGAAAGATATTTGATATGTTTTTACAGCCTGTGTATAGAACTAAGGCAGAGCATTGTGTTGCTTGTTCCGGCAAAGGTCAGATTCAGAAGTTCAAAGTCAACAAAGAACCTTACAAAAATCTTACAAAATGTTTTGACTGTGGAGGCAAAGGATACATATACAGAAATACAAAAGAGAAAGCAGGTTTCAAAGGTAAGGTAGAATCTTCTTTAGATGTTGCTGAAGGTGGATTTAAAACAGACAAGACTACTCTACTTAAAGTAGGCAATACAGGTGATGATGAGTTAAGATCGTTTATTGAAAAGATATCTAGGTACAATGCATTAGAGACATACTTAAAAACTTTTGTTGAAGGTATAAAAAAACATAAGACAGAAGATAACTATTTGTATCCAAACTTTATGCAATGCATTACTGCAACAGGTAGGCTGTCAAGCCGTGATCCTAACTTCCAAAACCAACCTAGAGGTAATACTTTCCCTATAAGAAAAGCTATTAGTTCAAGATTTGAGGGAGGATCTATTATGGAAATAGACTTTGCTCAGTTAGAATTTAGGGCTGCTGTATGCCTAGCCAAAGATAAGAATGGATTAAAAGATATTTTAGATGGTGTTGATGTTCACGCTTTCACAGCAAGTGTGATAGGCTGTGAGAGGCAAGAAGCTAAGGCACATACATTTAAACCACTCTACGGAGGCATGTCAGGTACTCCTCCGCAACAAAAGTATTATGTAGAGTTTTTACAGAAGTACCCTGATATAAAAGTTTGGCATGATAAACTGCAGGATGAAGCAATAAGACGTAAAGTCATAACTCTACCAACAGGTAGACAGTACGCTTTTCCAAGTGCAGAAAGAATGCCGTGGGGTGGCTCAAGCTTTTCAACACAGATAAAAAATTATCCTGTGCAAGGCTTCGCTACTGCTGACATTGTGCCTCTAGCCTGTATCCTTTCTCAAAAATTGCTAGAGGACAATGCCACAAAGAGCATCTTAATCAACACAGTGCATGACTCTATAGTTGCTGACATATTTCCTGGTGAAGAAGATATTGTTGCTGACTGTTTAAAGAGAGGTTGCCTAGGTGTTGTTCAAGAACTAAAAGACAGGTACGATGTTGATTTTGATGTTCCATTAGAGGTTGAGATAAAAGTAGGACCAAATTGGTTAGACACTACGATTTATCATTGACAATACGCAGTATCTATGATACTATACGATTAACAATAAAGCACTGGAGGTGTAAACATGACTAATGAAGTAAAGCCTTTTGAGTCTCTAAGTAATGAAGAGATAATGAAGATGACAGGACAGGACGATGGATCTCAAATGGGATCAGGAACTTTGCCAAGACTGGCAATAAACAGGGCTGCTGAAGATGATGATGGGAATGCTTTGAGGGCAGGTGTCTATAATATCTACGACCCTGAATCAGAAGCTAAAGTTTACAGCTTAAAAGATACAGCAGTACAGTTTCGACCATTTATTAATGCTTATCAGTACATGGAGTATGATGCAGATGATAACAAGTATGCCTCTACATCAGTAATATTTAAATCATGGAAAGATGAGCCTATTGACACTAAAGGAGGAGTACGATGCGGCAAAGTTATTGGTAAAGATAAGGAGCAACTTACTGATGCTGAAGTAGATGCGCAAAGAAACATAAAATGCTATAGACTTGTTTATGGAGTCCTTAGTATGGAATGTACAAAAGCAAATGGTGAAGCTACAACTGTAAAAGAAATGCCCGTTCTATGGCGTGTAACAGGTATGAACTTTAAACCTATTGGAGAAACTCTAAAAGGATTGAAGGGTAGAAACAGTCTGATGTTTAATCATGTGCTAAACTTATCTACTAAGCGAAAGAAGAGTGGAAGTAATACGTTCTATGTAGCTGACATTGATGTTGACTCTAAGCAAGTTGAGTTCACCAAGAAGGATCTTGAACACATGGATATGTTTAACGATCTTATTCAAGATGAGAACAAAAAGATTGCAGAGCAGTGGAAGCAAGCTAACTCTAAAACTAGCATGAAAGACGCAGAGAGTGCTACGATTATAGACGCAGTATCTTCTGATAATCCTGAGGACTTTCTAGCTACTTAATGTCAAACTCTATTTTAAACAGAGTACAGATGTTTCTCACGGAGGCTAACAAAGCCTCTGTGGGAGTGTCTAGTACAATAGTTAAAGAGTTTGGGCAAGCCTGTGAAGATGCCTTTAAAAAGCAGTTTACAGAGCAACACGATAGGACATTCAGAACTAGGATGTCGAACATAGGCAGACCTTTGTGTCAGCTTCAGATGGAGAAGTCTGGTGCAGAGGCAGAGCCTATGCCTTATAACTTCAAGATGAGAAATCTTTTTGGGGATATGATTGAAGCTGCTGCAGTAGCTATACTAAAAGCATCAGGAGTAAAAGTAGATGCTATACAGAAGAAAGTTAAACATAAATTTGATGATGGGTCAGAGATTGATGGTACTTATGATATCAAGATTCAAAATAATATTTATGATATTAAGAGTGCATCACCTTGGGCTTTTGAAAATAAGTTTGGGGATAATGGGGGTTTTGATGCTATACAGAAAGAGGATAGCTTTGGGTATGTACCTCAAGGTTATCTGTACGCTAGTGCAGAAAATACGGATTTTGCAGGGTGGATTGCTATTAACAAGTCTACAGGAGAGTGGGCAGTAACTGAGACTCCACTAGCAGATCAGAAGCATTCTAGTGATGCTCTTAAGAAAGCTAAAGATAATATGGATGCATTAAATTCTGATGTGCCCTTTAAAAAACTGTTTAAAGATGAAGAAGAGTTCTTTAATAGAAAAGCTACAGGTAATAAAATATTACCACTAGAGTGTAGATTTTGTGCGTACAAGAAACCTTGTTGGGGTGAAAAACTTAAGTATCTACCACAGCAACAGTCCAAAGCACTTACACCTAAGTGGGTATGGTATACTGACGTAACTAATCCTAGGGAGGAAGATGGACACACGGAGTAGAAAAGCTAAAGGTAGAAGACTGCAAAATTGGGTGAGAGACAAACTACTTTCGGCTTTCCCTTCTTTGACAGAAGATGATGTGTCTGGCGCTGTTATGGGAGAGACTGGAGTAGATATTAAACTATCTACTAAAGCTAAAGAACTTATACCTTACTCAATTGAATGTAAGAATAAAGAAACATTCAAAGGTATATACGATATTATGGAGCAAGCAAGTCACCATATAAAACGTTTTGACACCAATACAGCAATTGCTGTAATCAAAATGAATCAGCAAGAGCCGTTAGTAATAGTAAATGCAGATCATTTTATAGACTTAATAAAGGAGAAAAATGACAACTAAATCTAAGAAGATACCTACTAATATTAAAGAGTCTATTTTAGTATCTATATATCCTACAGACGAGGGATTTGCATGTACTGTGTTACCTGCAGCAGATACTCCACAAATAGAGAGTTACGCTGTAGCATTAACTATAGCGCATGGAATGGTAAAGGCTTCTGTAGAAGAGCCTGATTACATATTCGATATGGGCATAGAGGCTATGCAAGAAACTGATGGCAAGTCTAAGGTAGACTTCCAGGAAATACTAGACAGACGTAAAGAGAGGATGCACTAATGGGAACACACCTAGTGATACCTGATCCCCATGTTAAAATGGGAGTCAGTAACGACAGACTTACTTGGGCAGGAAAGTTTGCAAGAGATACCAATCCCGACACAATAATATGCCTAGGAGATTGGGTTAATATGGATTCTTTATCACACTTTGATAGAGGGAAGAAGTCATTTGAGGGAAGAAGATACAAGAAAGAAATAGATCATGCAGAAGAAGCATTGTATCTTTTTAATAAATCTTTGAAAGATAAGAAGGTTAGGAAAATTATGTTGGGAGGTAATCATGAACATAGAATAACCAGATTTGTAGAAGACAATCCTGAATTGGATGGCACACTAAGCGTTATGGATATACCATTTACGAAATACGGATGGGAGTATCACGACTATGAAAAGATAGTAGAAGTTGATGGCATACTATACTGTCACAATATCGCAAGTGGAGTTATGGGTAAGCCTATTAGTGGAGAGTATGTAGCTTCTAATTTATTAAAGAAGAACTTTCAATCTGCTACTGTAGGTCACTCACATTTATTTGATTATGCTGTTAGGTCACTGCATAATGGAAGAAAGATTATGGGATTAAATGCAGGGTGTTATTTAAACCATAAAGAAAACTTTGCAAAAGGCACACAACATCTATGGTGGAGTGGACTTATTGTAAAGAGAAACGTTAACAAAGGGGAATACGACTTAGAGTCGATTAGTATAAAGGAGTTAAAAAATAGATATGAAGGACGCAAATAATCTACTATCTATCGCTGATGAATTAATATCAGGGGATAGAGCAAGAGAGTATGGGGACAAAGAGACTATGCATGACAACATAGCAAAACTATGGTCTGCGTATTTAGGTGTGCACATCACAGGACATGATGTTGCTTTGATGATGGTGCAGTTGAAGATGGCTAGAACTAAAGCAGGAAATGTTACTGAGGACACATATATAGATATGGCTGCTTATAGCGCTATAGCGGGGGAACTAAAATCTAGGGGTAGTGTAAATGGAAAATAATTATTTGATTACCCAGAAGCAAGTAAATGATATTGTAAAATATTTATTTACAAGACCCTATGCAGAAGTTGCAGGTTTTGTAGGGCTGTTGGGGAGTTTATCTAAGTTAGATCCTCAGATTAAACCTGATTTCGTTAAAGAAGACTCTAAAAAGAAATGAAATCAAAAGACGAGGCTATTCTTTTTAGAACCACTGTTTCTGTAAGTGGTAAAGGAGAAGTAGTAGTAGATCATGAGTCCTTACCTAGTGACCAAATAACTAAGAAACTAGGTAAGGGCTATCACGCAAACATGATTAACGCAATAGTGGGTCATTGTAGGTCAAAAACATATGACTTTGATGACTCACTAAATGTTTTACTAAAAGACTTTTAAGCTATAGCAGGCTTCATTAGCCCGGAGTTTGCTGTAGTATCTATCACATTAGGGTCAGGCTGAATATTCATAGCATCTGTCATTGGTGTGGGAATATCTCCCGGCTCAGGTACTATAAAATCAGGATCACCTTGAGGTACTTTTGCTGCCTCTACTTTCTCTTCAGACTTTTGAGTTTCTAAAGGTGAGGGTGGAGACTGTATCTCTGCCATTAAACCTGAGTTTGGACTAGTATTGGGAGCAGTAACTGCAGCCATAGATCCATATTCTTTTACTAAGTCGCTAAAATTTAAATCTTTCATAGCCGCTAATAAATCCCCTATAATTAAAGGTCTTGATACATTACCTTCCATAGGTGTAGTAGGAATCTCTCCTACACTTTCCTTGTTTAATTGATCTGTTAATTGTTGTGTAACTGGTAGTGCCATTACAGTACCTTTAATAAAATAATAACTGTTACTAAAACTAATCCTGACACAATAAGCTTACCTTTTTTATTTAGGTCTTCCCATTTTGCTTTCCAAGTTTCATATAACTCTACAACTTTTTGTAAATATTTATTCATGTTTCCTCCTATACGTTTTCCATTTGTTTGCTTAGTTGATTTGCCCTTGAGGGCGTCTGTTTTGCCCATCTTGAATCGAGCATCTGCTTAGCAGCTTCCTTAAAGTCTTTTTCTTTGAGAGCCTTAATCATCATCTTAAATTTACTGACTCCTGCAAAACCCATTTGATAAATCATTTCACATAGAATACACTCAGCATCTAAAGGTATACTTAGTTCATTGTCTTCACAAAACTTCTGAGTAAGATTCCATGCTTTATCAAAGTCCTCATCAAATATTTTATCCCAACCTTCTTTAGTTGTTGGAGGCACTTCGCCCGGTAACATTTTATGACCATAGCCCCCTGTGTCGAAGCCTAGCGTGTCAACATAGACATCTAGCCTATACCCTTCATGCTCCTTAATTTGTTGCTTTAATTTTTCTACTTGTATACTAACCATTATTGTAAACACTCCTATTTTTTAAATAACTTTGCTGCACCTTGTGCGCCCTTTATACCAAAACTTGCAGAAATTGCAATATATAATAAATTGTGATAATACGATGGTAAATCTTGTAAGGCGACAAAGCCTTTATGTATATGTTCTTGCCAAGGTGTGAATACTAATACGGCAGGTAAAAGTAGGACTACTAAACTTACTTCGTCTTTCCACGACCCTTTCATCTGGTCTACTGCAGATGCTTCCCAAGCAACTTTTCCTGCTATCTGGTCTTCTTTTAATTTAGTCTTAGCTTTAATTTCTGTAACAGCTAACTCAGCTTTAGCTTTCTTTGTCTCCACAAATCCTGTAACAGCACTTCCTGCTACTGATAGTAAAGGTTTAATTAGTAGTGATAACATATTAGTCTCCTCTGTTAAAATTAAAAAACGGCTCACGAACTTCTAAATCCATATCGTCTATGCCTTGCATTATTTTGTCAAAAAAGTCTGCCATAATTTTATCTAGTTGGGATAATTTAAACTTTTTCATTGCACCTGACATATTTTTATCTTGTATAATAAGATTTCTTTGGGCATTAAACTTTGCTGCAGTTCTGCCATAGTTCTCTAGTCTACCAGATATTGACAATAATTCTAGATTTTCAGGATCTTCCACAAACTCTTTTAATAATTCCACTTTACCCTCGTCTTTAAATTTCATCATTTGATTTCTTGCTTTACTTGCTTCAGCTTTGAATCTGTAAAAGTCTGCTTCAGCTTGTGTAAATTTAGGAGGGTCTAGTTGTAAGAATCTCTTTATAAAAATAAACTCATCTAATCTTTTATCTGGCATTTTTGCATCAGAAAATACATCAAAAGTTTCATCTACTAAATCTAAAAGATATCCACCCATTGCGCCTGTATACGCATTCCAAAAGTTTTCAAACTGTATAGGAGACATTAGAAATTTTCTAATTCCAGGAGGGGCTCCCTCAATTGCCGCAGTTATAGATTTACTACTCCAAGGATAAGACTGACCATAATCAGGCAAACTGTTTTGCATGTTTGGGGATATAACAGGAGACCCAAAGAATGTTTTATTTCTTGCTGTATTAAATAAAGGAGATATTACTTGTGGCACATAAGATAATCTAGCTTGATTTTTTAATACTACCCATGAGGTAAGAAAGAATTGATCTCCATTTTTAGTACCATCTAAAGTTTCTAAAAAGTTTGTTAGTATAGTTCCTACTGCACCAAATTCAAAAGGCTTTGGAATTTTAATAAAATCACCATCACCCATAGGTATCATATAATGCAAGTCTCGTATTTGTTGGGATGTGTTTTGATAATTAGGATCATCCTTATTAAGAATATGAAGTAATAAAGAAGGTGCAGCTACATAAGCTGTTATTTTAGCAATCACTGCTGTCCTAACTTTAGGACCTTCATTTTTAAGTGCTCTTACAGTTCTGTAAATACCTTGAATACCTGCATTTAAAAAAGGAACTGTAGAAGTGTACTGTCTAAAGAAAGTGTTTGCACCATGCATACCAAAATCTACAGCAACTTCTCTAGCAGCTAGGGCAGACTCTCTTGCAGAGTATCCCATCTCTCTAAGCATTGTATATTCTGTAAAACGAGATGCATTTTCAAAACTTGTGACAACTTCACCATATTGATCTATAAATTTTTTAGGTCTATCTAGTACGTTTTTATAGTTAGTGCCTAGCTTTCTATGAAATTCACCTAAGAATTGCTCTGATACTTCTCCTCTCCATAGAGTAGATCCAAAAGACCCTCCATTTAATATAAATTCTTCATAGAGTTCTTTGTAGGTAATTTCTGCACCATCTTTTAGTGTTAATTTTGCATTGCTTTGAAATCTTTGAGAGGTCTTTACAGCAGTACTTAACATAGGTATGTAGAAAGGATTTTTAGATAGTATGGCTGATGAAAAAGTATCTCTTAGTAAGTTAGCACCTGCAAAGAATCCTGGGTCTATGGTAACACCTTTTGTCAACAAGTTTTTAAATGTTGCTGCTGCTTTTATAAAAGCATTTGTTTTAGCAAACTGTTTAGGACTTATAGCATTTAGAGTTAAGAACAGATATTCATTATTTACATCATACTTTCTAGGGACTATTGTCTCTACAAGTTCTCCTGTTTTTTTATTTTCTACTAGTTCATTTCTAAATACAATAAACTGATTATTTTGTAAAGGTATATTTTCAGATCTAAATAGAGTGAGTCCATCTAAATCTTCTAATGTGTCAGGGTCAATCTGTAGAGTTTGTCCGTCCTTCTTACTTTTTCTTATAAGGGCAGATTCAATTTCGCTAGACTTTAAAGGTATAGCTTTTAATTTTGTCTCTGTATTTTCTCTTGCCCATGCCGTTAAGCCTCCGTCTTGTCCTGGTTTTATACCTTTATTGGCTTGGTCTATCAGATCAAAAGTATTTCTTAACACATAATTTTTATAAGATGTTGTTATAATACTATTAATATTTTCTATATAGTTATCAAATAGATTTCTTAAAGGTAGTTCTCCTGCTTTAGCATCAAAACCTATAGGGGAAAACTTTGCTTTTCTGTTAACTGCTGATCCTCCCCCTCTAGCAAGATTAACTAAATGCTCATCTGAAGTTAAGTCTCTGTATAAAGGAACATAAGGCATTCTAGCTTTTATTAATTTAGCTTTTCTAGCTGATGTAATAAGACCTGCATCTACTGCAAAATCTAGCAATTGAGAGTTGAACTCATTCAAAGAACTCATTGCATTTTTGTACTCAGTTATTAAATCACCTTTTTTTGCTTCTGCAAGTAGGTCTTTCTTTACTTTTTCTGAATTTTTAAATAGGCTTTTAAACTTATCATCAGATAAAGACAGCAAGCTTTTAGCACCGATGTAATTAAAAAATTCATCAGCATCATATTTCTTTCCTAAATTCTTTTGTAATAAAACTTGAAGGCTATCTCCTAATGCTACAGATGACCCGTCTTTAAATTTAAATGTTTTTCCAAATAAGAATTGCTCTATCATTCCACCTACAGCAGGTAGGAATCTAGACTCTGCATATACACCTAATTGATCTTTATACTTTGAGGATAATCTAGGTATACTTTTTACCCCTGCTTTTGTAGCAGCCTCTTCTAAAAATCTTAGTCCTGCATTACTATCTAGATATTGAATAACACTTTTCTTAACCATAGAACTATTAAAAAAATTAAATTTTAATTTTTCACTAAGGGTTTTTTTAGCAGCAATGAATTTTGGTATACCTGTAGTACCTAAAGATTTTTGTGAAAATGCGTCATCAGTCTGAGTTACTAATGATTCTCTGATTTCTGGGTCTGTAGTCCTTGCTGCCTCTTCATTTTTGCCTCTTCCTACACCTACATTTATATCTTTTTTAGTTTTTGCCGCTCCGTCTTGTAGTTTAAATCTTCCGTCCCTTACACCTACTAAAAATGTATCTAAAGAATCCGTTCCTACTGTTCTAGAAGGTTTATCTAAATTTTGAGTTCTTACTGTTCTAGTAGTCACTCCTGATTTAGGTTTAGGTTCTAGTATATCTAATATTTTAATTCTATCGCCATTACTATCAGTATATATTTGTCCTGCTTTAGGCTCTATTTCTTTTCCTAGATTTAATTCTTTTATAGCTTTTTTTGCAATACTGTCTCTACTCCAAACAAAACCTTTAGCTACACCACTAGCAAATGCAGGAATAAACGCAGAAGGTATTGCACCTGCAATAATATTCTTTAATCTTTCCATTTTAGGATCTCCATTAGGATCTGTTTGCAACCATTGAGTTAATCCATTTTTTGTAGCAGGAAATCTAACTAGTAAGTCTGCAAGGTTAGGATCATAAGGGGCAAAGAAAACACCATCTGCTAATGCACCTGCACCTAAAGCTAAACCTGCTACTTGTTTTCTACTTAGTGTTGCATCAGGGGTAAAAATATCTCCTACTTTTTTTGTAGGTACTTTTTCTTTAACTACTTGGTTAATAGTTCTACTTGTAGTGATAGGTTTTGTCGCCTTACCACTTAATTGATTCATAAGAATTTGACTTGAAGTCAAGGGCTTAGTAGAAGTTGTAGTTATAGGTACTTTTTTGCTTACAGTTTTTGTACCTTCAACCATAATGTTTTTTGTGCCTTTTATCTTTCCAGGCTCCACCCCTAGAACCTTTTTCTTTTTTCCTATTTCATCTACTAAAACATTTAGATTTTTACGATTTTTAACGAATAGAGATGCACCTTTTGCAATCTTATAAGCACCTGTATAGGGTATAAAAAATTGTGAAGCAGGTCTTACAAATTGACCTATTTTAGTTTTAGCTTCTGGTATTAGATAGCTTATCTCTACTTCTTTATCTTTAGGTACTACAAAATTATAAGCTGATTCTGCAGCATCTACAATTCCTCCTACAGGTTGTGTAAAAATATCAGATAGTAGTTTTTCAGCATAAGGCTGCTCTTCTTCTTTTTTTCTTTTGTATTGATATTTACCTTCTCTAATTTTATCTACTATAGATTGTGTATTAGTATTTTTTTCCTTTGAGCCATAAGGCGTATACTCTTTTAAAAGTTTTATTGCCATATACTATTGCTCTTTAGGTGTTCCGTCTGCGTTATGAGTGTTTCCGTATAGTAAATCCCAGTTTTTTGTTGTATTATTACCAAATCCTGTATTTGCAGTTGGGCTATCTCCTCCTGGTCTAGGGTCTACTTCACCTGCAGGTAACTCAGGATTTTTAAATAATTGGTAGCCTGTATCCTCATCAAATAAAGATCCCTGACCTCCTCCAGAGTTTTTAATACTTTTATCAGATGCATAGGTTTTTCTCCACTCTGCAGCTTCTGCCGGTATAGTAGGCATAGCTTCTACAGAATCTTTCTCTAACCATTTAGTTGTAGCTACACTTTCTTCAGCAGCTTTTACTTCACCTTTTGTTAGGTCGGATGTAGACTGACCTAAGATAGAAGGAAATAATTGTGGAATTACGTAATTATTCATTACATAATCTACATCTTGACCTACGTTATCTCTATCTGCACCTAGTTGATCTATTAAGTCTGCTACTAGGTCTTCTATTTGACTTTCATCATTAGGATTATTTACAAAGCTAGCCACTGTTTCATCAATAATAGATTTGGCTGTATCAAATCCGCCTTGTGTATTTACTCTAAATATGCTTCCTATATTTTCCTGAACTTGATTGCTTTCGGCTTCTGCTGCTCTTTCAATATTAGTCTTATAAATATTAGATTGATTTATTGTATCTGAAGAGGTTCTAAGTTCTTTAAAATCATTACTAGTCAAGACTTTTGCTTGTTCGAATATATTAGTGTCTGTTTTTTTACTGTCGTATTTATCTTTATAAGCATCATCAGACATGCCTGTTAGTTCTCCAGTATGATATGCAATTGACCTGTTATATAGATCATTATGATATAAAGCAAATCTTGAAACCAAATCATTAAGATCAGGAGTCATATTTAGACTATACTCTTCGCCATAAAGTTCTTTTAGTAGCCCTTCAGATAAATTGTTTTGACTATAACTACCTAAAAGTTCATTGAAAGATGCAAAAAGAGCACCTTGAATGCTATTAGATTCTAGTGCAGGAATTTCATATACTACATCATCCCCTATGTCCCTAGTTCTAATATCATCGTTTGTAAGATAATTACTGACTGATGTAAGAGTACTTATAGCCTGTGCCCTTTCACTTGTTTTAATATCTATAGGTGGTTGTATTCCTAGCATACTATCTACATCTGTGGCTGAACTAGCGGATTTAGATGATGATGTCCCTTTGCCATTATATATTTGAGCAGTGTTATATCCGATCCCTTCTAAAGAATCTCTTAATTCAGGAAAAGGCACGCTATATGCTTGATACTGTACATCGCTTTGTGTAAAACCGGGATTTCCTGCATTAAAATTTACATACTCTGATAAGTTATAGCCTAAAATAGTTTCAAGATCTTTGTGCATGTTATCAATTTTTACTGTGTCTTGTTTTGATTTGTCAAGGTATGAAGTACCTACTCCACTTATTATATGAGAAATCTTCTTAGTAGGGTCATAAACTTTATAAGTCACTGGATATATGTTTTCAATTCCTCCTGACATTAAACTTTTTTGTAAATCATTAAATGCCGGTTGCCCTTCAAAAGTATAGGCATCAATTCCCTTGCTTTGGAAGTATTCGCTAACAAGTACGGGACCTACTGTAGTAGGAACATAATAATCACCTTTAGAGTTTTTAGTTATTTTTCCATTATCGTCTCGAGACTGTGACAACATTTGATAAGCTGTTACTGTAATGCTTCCATCAAGACTTGCGTGTTGCTTCGAATCTCCAATTTGATTTTCATTTCTTCGTCCATATATTAACTCAGTGCCCCTAAGTGGTCCTTTAGTGTTAGTGTTAAACATATTTGCAGCACCTGTTATAGCAAAAGGATCTTTATTTCCTGTTTCTATATTTCCTGTTTCAATTTGAGATTTTGCAACATTACTTGTTAGGTTGTTATTATTTTCAAGGTTAGAGGTAACTGTTTCTGCATTAAAACTAGAGGTATCTGGAGTTACTAGTTGGTTTATATTAGGGTTAAGCATTTCATATTCCCATACTAACATACCAGGTTTTGCCCCCTGAGCATTTGGGTGCACGCTCTGTAAATGCCATGAGTCGGAGCCAAAGTAACTTGCTCTTTGATTATACCAACTATTAAAAGCATTTTCACTAAATAGAGCAGATTGACCGTGCTTATTTATGTAGTCTTCAGTAAATCCCATACCTAGCATTAGATTGGTTATATCTTTTTTGTTTTGTTCCTTTAAAGATTTATTTTTATCAGCTTCTATTTGTGCATTAATTTCTGCTTCTTTTTCCATAAGCGCTATTTGGTCAGCTTGTGCCGCATTTCTGTCATCTATTTTTTCTTGCTTTAGTCTTCTGGCTGTACTTTTATCTATTTCACCTGACAAAAACCCACTTACACCTTTTTCAAATGCTCTCATTATACTCATTAGTTATCTCCTTTTGCCATTATGCCTGAGGGTTGTTCTTTTAATTCTTCTCCTACTTCTTCAACAAATTGTTTTAATCTATCTTTAGTAGGTTTTTCTGGTTTACTTGAATCTTTCATTTGTTTAAATTTGGCAAAACGTTTATGGAACTTATTATTGCTCTGGTCTTTTATAAACATTTTTATATTGGGAACTTTTACTCTCATTCCTATAGCTAGTACCTGATTAAATACAACTTCAGAAATTAGTATAGCAGTATCTACTGTCCACTTACCTTCTGTAAATCCACCAAATACAATCATACGAGTAATAGCTTCTACAGGTATATCATTCTTTAAAAATGTAATAATTTGATCTAACATGGCAGGATCGTGCATTCTATCCCAAACATACTCTGAGGCTTCATCTACAGAAGTATATTGTGGTGCATGTTCCCAAGGATAGTTTCCTGGAGTATTTGTTAAAGACTGCCCCGGTACAGGCGTATCAAAAATATTTTCTTTCATTATTCTGCTCTTCCCCCAATCTTAATTGCATAGGCATTTTCACTTTGAAATAAACGTCTTTGCCACGACATTAAATTTACCTCTGGATCTGATGTGTCAATACTTTCTGCTTCTCCTGGAGGAGTGCTAGCTGAAAAAGACATATCTGTATTAGAAGTAGAAGGAAGATTGATTTGAACTCCACCACTACTTCCAGATCCTCCTGGTGCAAACATGTTGCTAAGACCATCTTTAATTTTACCTGTTAGCATATTTCCTATAATATCACCAATCATTACGTTGTACCCCCTTTACTTCCAAACATACCAGAAGCAAACCTTCCTAGTAGTTCATATAAACCGTCTCTTGAAGCTTGATCCTGTAGATCAAAAGCTGTCTGTCTTTCTAATGCTGCTACAGCTAAATTATGTGCTCTGTTCATAGAGTTTTGAGCAGCTTCATTTGTCCATGATGCTTCATCTCTCCATTGTTGCCATAGTGATGACATTGCAAAATTAGATATACCTAATGCATTTTGTGCATTGGTTTGATTAGCTGCATTAACTGCTGCTGTATTTGCTGTATTTATTGACCTTCTCCAGTTAGCATTAGATTGATCTATAACTTGTTGATTCTGAACATTAAATCTTTCTCTCTGGTCTGCTAACTGTGAGTTAAATTGATTTATTTGTGCCTCTGTTTGTAAGTTAGCTTGTGCTATTGATGTTTCATTATTGGCATTTTGTGCTTCAATTCTGTTGCTCTCACTAACAGAAAATTGATTCATAGCATCTGCTCTTTGTGCATTAGCTGTAAATACAGATGTTGATAAATTTTTATAAAACTGATCTACTTGATTTTGACTTGTTGCATTAAACTGTAATGCAGCGTTAGAAGCTGCCTGATCTGAAAATAATTGTGCTTGTCTTGATTGTAGGTTTTGAAGATTGGCTTGTTGATTATTTGATAGATTAGCCATATCCATTTGAAGATAGGATTGTGCATTTTGGACTGCTGCTTGTTGTCTGTTGTTAAGGTTTTGAAAAATCATAGCCTTGTAAGTATTTGCATCTGCTGCAGCTATAGGTGTTGCAGAGTTCATAATACCTTCTGCTAAAGCTTCTGCATACATACTAGAAGCACCCATGCCTCTCTTAGCCATATTAGCTTCTACTAGTTTTTGCGCCCCTCTAGCCCATGCAGGTAAATCTTTACCTTGAGAAACAGAGTCTGTAACTTGTTGTTGTAATGTAGCTAGCTGTCCTGCTACAGTTGCATCACTTGTAATTTGACCAGTTTCAGCAGTCATAGGTTGAGTGACTGCACCTTGCGCTGCTGTCATAGTAGGAGCAGTGCCTACCGTAGTGGCTGTGTAATTGGCTGCAGCTTGTGCTGCAGGGTCTGCTACCTGAACTGTTGCAGTGGGTGTGGTAGCCGTTGCTGTTCCTGCTGTTGCTGCGGGTATTGCAGAAGTAGGTACAGTTGTTGAAACTCCGGGAGTAGCTATAATTTCATTAGTTTGAGCCTGCTGTAAGGCAGGAGTCATAGTTGCGCTTTGTGGCAATAAAGGATTTACAGTTTGTTTTTTTACAAGATCTAATGTATCTTGTGAGGTACCTGCTTGAGGTGAAGGTACTGCACCTGTAGGTAATTGAACTGTAGGTATTATTTGTGTTGCCATATTATTTCTCTCCTATTAGATAGCTTTCCATCCACATAATCTTTTCTTTAATTACTGCGATGTCTTGTTGCATTTGTGTTACATTATCTACTTTTGTTTCTAATGCTTTTACTTTTGTATTGAGTGTTCCATATATAATTCCTACAGTTAATAACATTGGTATAAAACTTAGTAAGAATTTTATATCTATTTTCATTACTTCATACCCGCCAAAGGATTAGCTAAAGTTTTTTGTATTACATCTGTAATTTTTGTTTCTAGTTCACTCATGTCTTCCTTAATATCTTTTATTGCAATTTTAATATCTGCTTGATTTTCTCTGGAATCTTGTTTTTGATTTTGTTCTACGTCTTCTATTATGGACTCAACTCTGCGTAAATCAGTACGAAGGTCATTTTTTAAT